GCGTCTCATCGTACGTCAGCGTGGCCCAGCAGACCGGACCACTACGGCCGAGGGCCTGAACTTCGAGTCCGCACCGAACCATCCAGTCTCGCGCACGACTGGCTCGGCAGCCGACGCAGTTACCGCACGGCAGATGAAGTAGCCCATGGGCCCCGCGCTCGCCGCCATGATCTCGAGAAACCGGCTCCCGGAGGGTGATCCCGCCTCCGGCGGTTCGCCATGCTCGTCTCCGATGGAAGCATGGCATGTCACAGGCGGATTCCGCCTCTGAACGACAGATGGTTGTTCTTCACGTGCGTCTTCGCCTGTCGCTTGTTGAACGACTTGCGGGAGGAACTACGGTTGACCCGGGTTCGCATTTCGCACTCCAGAAAGGGGTTTAGACAGCCTGAGGCTGTCATTAAGCACAGTAGTAACAAGGAGGGAACTGTGGAAGACCCCCCTGCCCCCCTAGAAGGGGGGAAAAGATAAGTTATTGAATACCAATAACATAGAAGATGATATAGTTACCCGGGTGGGTGCGTTGCACCCCCCCGGACCCCCCCTGCGGGCCCTCGCTCCTACAAAGGGAACAGCATTGCGCCGGCAAAGTAGAACGCCGGCGCCTGGATTGTTCGTAAGGCATGCGTCGCATTGGGCCCGAGGGTTGTACGACAGAGTGAGAGAGAGATAGAGATAGAGCGATAGAACGCTCGTAAGGATAGAAAAAAGAAGGCCCCCTTACGGGGGCCGACTTACGACTACTGCGGAGTCGTGACGTATCGAAGGGCCGCCGCGGCCAGAGCCGCGAGGAGCCCGAGAAGCCATGTGCGATGCTTACGCATTCGACTGCCCCCCTGCCGCGCTCTCGCTTGGCGAGTCCCCCGCAACTGCGGAGGAACTGCCCTCCGCAGCTGCGGAGGACTGATCGATGATCTGCACCCGACCGTCCGCTACCGCGTTCACGAACTCGGAATAGGTCGGGAACTTCGCCCGCAGGGACTCAGGCAAGGAGGCATAGCTCTCGCGGGCCTCCTGCACCACCATGAGCGCCCCGTGGAGATCGAGCGACATATCTCGCTCGCCGTAGACGGGGACGCGCGCCTGCGGAGGCGCGAAGGGATAGAAACGTGAGACCACGTTATTGATATCCGCCTCGTCCTTGAATTCCTGACGAGTGCGGTTGTCCTCGGGCGGGCAGTTGAGCCCGAGGGATTGCGTGAGATCGTCCCAGGTGTCGACCTGGGTGCGGAGCTTGGTTGCCATTAGCGAGGCCTCACGAAGTAGCGAAGGGTTTTGAGAATGGGAGCGAAGATGCCGAGCGTCTCGGCGAGCTTCGCATCGTTCTTACGGTCGGCATTCTCATAGCCGACCGCGAGGGCTTCCGCCGCCGCCCTCGCCTTCAGCGAGGGTTGCAGTTCCTTCTGGAAGGCGATCCGTTGCTGGATCTCCTTCTCCGTCTCGATGGCGACACGCGTTCGCGCCGCCGTCTCGCCTGCGCGGGCGACCGATTCGGCCCGCCCTTGCCGTTCCGAGGAGAGTTGGGAATCGACCAGCTTGCGCCGGTTCGCCATTTCCTGAACAGTTTCCGCCGCCTCTCGCGCCGAGTTGACCCCGGCGCCGAGGGCGTTTTCCTGCCCGACGACGGTCCCCCCAGGGGACGAGGCCTGCGAATCGTACGCGAGGCCAGGATTCAGGCCTGCGGCCTTCAGATCGTCGACCCGCCGCTGTACGGCGGTATTGGACATGCGCTCAGCGAAGCGCCGATTGCGAAGACCTTCCTTGCGCATTTCGGAGTTCTGCCGCGTGGCACCGACGAAACCAGCGATACCGTTGACGGACGCGGCCGCGACAGCCGGGAGCGAGAATCCGCTCCCGGCGAGGCCGTCAGTGGCCTTATCCGGCATCAGAACCGCCCGAGCGTGACGGGCGTCCCGTACATCGGGATCGGGCGCACCGCCTCACGCTGGAGCATGAAGGTGCCGAGGAACTGCTGGTTGTCGGCCGCCGCACCAGCGGACACCGCCCTAGTCATCTGATCGTTGTTCTCCTCGATGAACGTCTGCCCGAGCGTCGGGGCGCTCGTGAAATACTGCGTGAGCGTCCAGGGCGCGAGCGTACCCGCCGCCTGCGGGCGGAAGACACCGTGCACCTCGGACATGAGCGTCCGATACTCGTGCCAGCGCTCCTGATAGCCGAACACGGAGGTGTCGGAGGCATCCGTGCCGGTGCAGTAGAGTTCCTGCAGGAGCACGGCTTGCTCGCCGAGCCCCGCCAACGCGGGGATGTAGAAGTCGTACTGCGTGGACCGGGACCACATCTTCCGAAGGCCCTGCGCGTACGAAAGCTCAGAGCGGACGTTGAGCAGGCCGAGGACATAGCCATGCTCCGTCGCGGCGTACTCAGCCACATGCTGTCCCGTAGCCGTCGCCGCGGCACCAAGGGCACCGACGCCGCCGCCACCAGTGGCCGTCTGCGCCACAGGGGAGATCACCAAAGGGGTCGAACCACCCCCGATATACTCGGGCCGCTGGAGACGCGCATCCGGCGACTTCACGCCGAACTGGTGGTACATCTTCTCGATGTACCGCGTGCCGCCGCGCGCGTCACGCTCGAGGAGCGTCTGGATCAGCCACGCCTGGCGGAGGTTGTTCAGCAGGAGGCCCGCACCCGTCGCACTCAGGTTGGCATACACCTCCGGGACCGCGCCCGCCGCGGCAGTACCCCTGACGCCGACCGTGGTCGCCACGGTCGTGTAGGTCGAGAAGGGATAGTTGACCGTCGCCCCACCGGTCTCGACGAACGAGACGCCGACGTTCGCCATGTTGCGCGTCTGGAACCCGATGCCCGTCACCGGGGCGTTGCCCGTCAGCGGAACCGTCGGCGCGGTGAACTTCTGCGGCCAGGGGAGGCATGAGGTGATGTAGTCGTGGGCCTTGGCCCGGTTCCGGATCGTGTAGTTGCCGCCCGACTGCGCTTCGGGACCATCAGAGGTGAGGACGCTCACCGAGTTGATGAGATTCTCGTCGCGGAACCAGTCGTTGTAAATCAGGTTGTACGCGCGCAGCGGGAGCACGTTCACGCTGATGCTCTGCCCGGCGGTCAGCGCCGTCGGCAGGCCCATATGATCGTAGATGTTGTTCGCGCCGAAACCGCCGAGATCGGACGTGATCACCGGGATGGTGAACGCGATGCTGTCGGCCGGGTTGGCCTGCTCGCCGAAGAACCTCTCGGTGTTGGCCCACACCAGGCGCATCGGGACGAAGAACCAGAACGTGTCGATCTGGAGGTTGTCGAAGTTCGGAAAGATGAGCGTTGCGGCGCGGACGTAGGCCGTCACCTGGTATTTCAGGTGATCGCCGGGGAGCACTTCGTCGACGAAGAGCGGATAGATCGGCCCGACGTCGAACGTCTTCTTGATGGTGAAGCGGTTCAGGAACCTCGAGCGAGGGATCTGCGGGTTCTCGACCATCGCGGAACCCGACTGACTCGCGAGTTGCCTGCTGGGGAGTTGGATGGTCATCCGATCTTGACCTCGAGCACCTGCGCCGCCGTCGCGATGACGGCGGGAGCCGCCCAGGGCTCGATGACGCCGGTCTCGGTGTCGAACTCGCCGAGCGAGATCAGCTCATAGTCCTGCGGGTGCTTGGCGAAGATGGAACCTTCCTGTCGGCACAGATCGCCGAACGTCCTCATCGCGACCGCATCGTGCTTGAACAGCACGAGACCGGCGGTATCGCCGATGAACATGGACGATGCGCGATCGTGGAAGCCGTAGATACGGACCTTCATAGGGAACGCCTCTCAAGGTTGAGTTTGGATTTAGCCAGGGCGATGCGCTCACCGGCTATCTCGCGGGTTTTAGCATCGAGCGCGAGTGACCCGAGGTACTCGTCCTTTTCCCGTTGGAGCGCCTCCAACTCCTCCGGGGTTGCGGCCTTCTTATAGGCCTCGTGGAGGAAGCGCGGGACGCGGACTTCTCGTCCGTCCCAGATGGCGGTTCTCCGCCAAGAGCGATGATACTTGCGGGCATCGCCACCGATGCCCGGGCGACGACTCATCAAGAGGAACGGGGGTTGATACGTGATCCCCTCGGAAAGCTCGCCGGTCTCACGGTCGAGAATCTCGCCGTGCTGGACCTTCCGCTGGTGGCCGAGCTTCTTGGCCGTGTATCCGGCCACGTACGCGATCGCGGCGGGTTCGAGACGATCCACCTGGACGATGCCCATCCCCCACGCATCGCGGATCACTTTCTCATCCTTCTGGCCGAGACCGAAGAGGATGCAGTGATAGTGCGGACGAGCGTTGCGCTCTCCGTACTCCCCACAACCGAAGAAACGGAACGTGCGGGGATGAACCCGAGCACGTAGCCGTTTGACCCACGCAGATAGGTCAGGTTTCTGAAGGGTGTGGGGTAGGTGCGTCT